CAATCAGAGCAAGACAAGATGGTTCCGATAGATACCTCGGGTGATCCTGTCGAAATAGAAGTAAAAGAAGATGATAAAAAAGAGGGTGATGTTCAAGTTGAACAAGAAGATCAACCTGAAGTATCAGTACAGGAAGAAAAAAAGGACGAGGAGTTAGAGGAATACTCTCAATCTGTAAAACGACGTATTGATAAACTTACACGTAAAATGCGTGAAGCTGAAAGACGTGAACAAGCAGCTATCGAATATGCTAAAAAAATACAAGAAGAGAATAAAAATCTACAAGCTACAACAATTAACACTTCACGTGAAAGAGTTACATCGGATGAAGCTAGTATAAGTTCTACTGAAACATTATTAAAGTCAGCTTTAAAACAAGCAATGGAAGCTGGAGACGTTGAAAAGCAAGTAGAAGCTCAAGAAAAAATGGGCCAACTAGCCATAGAAAAAGAAAGATTACGATTAAGAAAAAATAAATTAGCGCAACAAGAGCAGAAAACAGAGGATAGCACTGTTGAACAAGCGATTGATGCACAACCAGCTCAACAACAAAGACAACCAGATCCTAAAGCTCAAGAGTGGGCTGCAGACAATAAATGGTTTGGAACTGACAAAGCTATGACGTATACTGCGATGTCTTTTCACGACGAATTAGTTGCAGAAGGATTTGACGCAACGTCAGATGAGTATTATAATGAAATTGATCGTAGAATACGAAAAGAGTTTCCTCAAAAGTTTGAGGATCAAAGTAAGCCGAAGCAGACTGTTGCTTCAGCTGTACGAAAATCGGCATCAGGCCGCCGCACTGTGAAACTCACACCCTCACAGGTAGCTATTGCAAAAAAACTTGGTGTGCCACTTGAAGAGTACGCAAAACACGTGAAGGAGGCGTAAATGAGTACAGAAAAAATAAACAAAACCTCACGCAAGCTCGAAACCCGAGATAAACAAGCTCGACCTAGAGGATGGGTACCTCCGTCTAACTTAGACGCACCAGAACCACCAGAGGGTTTTCATCATAGGTGGATCAGAGCCGAGTATCGTGGTCAACAAGACGACAAAAACGTCATGGGAAGACTTCGAAGCGGTTATGAACCAGTTATGGCAAGTGAATATCCAGACAGGATAGATTTACCATCTATTTCAGATGGTAAGTGGAAAGGTGTAATCGGAGTTGGAGGTTTGATACTGATGCGATGTCCTATAGAAGTCAAGGAAGATAGGGATGCCTATTTTGCTGGTAAAACTATAGAACAAACTCAATCAGTAGAAAACGATTTACATAAGGAAGAGCACCCAAGCATGCCAATCCATCAGGAAAGGCAAAGCAGAGTAACATTTGGGGGCAAGAAGTCTAATGGTTAGATTACTGTCTCCAGATATTTAGAAGGAGACTAACATGGCAAATATAGATGCGCCATTCGGTTTACGTCCAATTGCGAAACAAGGCTCAGCGCCTGGTGGAACAATAGGCACTACTAAATATAAAATCTCTAGTGGGGCAAGCGCACTTTTTACAGGTGACCCAGTCAAGTTAAAAGCTGACGGTTCAATAGAAGTTAAAGGTGGTGCTGGAGCAATCACTGGAGCAATTAGTGGTGTGTTCATGGGTTGTTTCTATACAGATCCAACTACAAGCAAACCGACGTTCCGAAACAATTATCCTGACGGGCTAGCGGCAACTGATGCTATAGCTTTTATATCAGATGATGTAAATCAACTGTATATTGCCCAACAGGATGCAAACGACATCGGAGCAGCCGATTTAGGTAACAACGCAGAAATGGTCATGGCAGCTGGCAGTACCACTACGGGTATGTCAAGAGCCGAGATCGATTCAAGCACAGCAGCAACTGGAAATGCTACATACATGCTGAAAATTTTAGACTTTTATGATACACCGAGTAACGACACTACAGCGGCTAACTCGGTATTAGTTGTAAAAATCAATAATCATCAGCTAGCAGCATCTACAGGAACTGCAGGCGTATAAGGAGGACTAGACTATGGCTATTAATAGAGCACAACTGGCCAAAGAACTGGAACCTGGCTTAAACGCCCTGTTCGGTATGGAATATTCTCGTTATGAGAATGAACATGCTGAGATCTTTGACCAAGAAACAAGCGATAGAGCATTTGAAGAAGAAGTTATGCTCATGGGCTTCGGCGAAGCGGCAGTAAAACAAGAAGGTGCAGCTGTACAATTTGATACAGCAACTGAGAGTTTTACAGCTAGATATACTCACGAAACTGTTGCACTAGCATTCAGTTTGACTGAGGAAGCTGTCGAAGATAATTTGTATGACACTTTATCTGCTCGTTACACAAGATCATTAGCAAGATCCATGGCTTACACAAAGCAAGTCAAGGCTACTAATATCTTAAACAATGCATTCACTACTGCAGGTGGTGATGGTGTTTCTTTAGTAAACACTGCACACCCAACAGCACTTGGTGGAAACTTTTCTAACAAGAGTGCAACGAATGCAGACTTAAACGAAACCTCATTAGAGCAAGCAATGATTGATATTGCAGGCTTTATCGATGAAAGAGGGCTAAAAATTGCAATGCAGGGAAGAAAACTAATCATCCCAGTAAATACACAGTTTGTAGCTGATAGAGTATTAAACTCAACTCTAAGAGTCGGTACTGCTGACAATGACATCAATGCGATGAGAAACATGGGTATGTTACCTGATGGATACGTGGTAAACCACTACCTATTAGATACTGATGCTTTCTTCATCAAAACAGATGCTCCTAATGGATTCAAACACTTCGTAAGAGCACCACTTACCACTGGTATGGAAGGTGACTTTGACACTGGAAACATGAGATACAAAGCACGTGAAAGATACAGCTTTGGATTCTCAGATCCAAGATGTGTATACGGATCTGAAGGTTCATAAAATCTACTAAATCTTTCTTAGGAAAAAGGGCGCTTGTAAGAGCGCCTTTTTTATTTTATAGTATACTTACCCAAGACTTAAAACGACAACTAAAAGGAGGTTGACATGGGAACAACTACATTTTCGGGTCCAGTAAAGGCTGGTACCGTAAGAGAAGGAGCTAGTGCTAATACAGGTTCTGTATTGATGGCTCAATCAGCAGTAATAGACATTATTGGTGGAACTGCCACCACAGCAGTAGGAATTATTCCTGCTAATTCACAAATTGTAGATGTAATTTTAAACGTTACAACTGTATCTAATGATGGTGGAACGGCTACTGTACAAGTTGGCCATGCAGGTGACACTGATGAATATTTACCAGCTACAAACGTAAAAGCTTTAGCTACAACTAGAGGTACAATTCAAACCGATGGTACTGATATTGGTACTTCTGATCAAACTGTTAATGCAATTTACACAGCAGCTAATGGTGATGGCACTACAGGCGCAGCTACAGTAACTATTCTTTACATTCAGAATAACAACTTAAGCTAATGTTTGGTCTTAAATCTAAAACCTTAACTGGCACAGGTTCAGTAGTTTCTGGTCCGACTAGACTTGTAAAATTGTATCTAGTGGGTGGATCTTCTGCAGGCTCAGTTGTTTTAAAAAACGGTGGTTCAGGTGGAACTACTTTATTTGAAATGGCTACACCAGCAGGGGCAACACTTACACAAAATATTGATTTTAATGATGAAGGTATGAGATTTGAAACAGACTGTCATGCTACGTTAACAAATATTACGTCAATTACTTTCTTACATGGCTAGGTCTAAGGACAAACAGCCACCAAGAACTAAAAAATATTTCCGCTCCACAAAGTCTGGAGCGGGGATGACAAAGGCTGGGGTAGCAAAATATCGTCGTGATAACCCTGGTTCTAAATTAAAAACAGCAGTCACTGGTAAAGTTAAACCAGGCTCAAAAGCTGCAAAGCGACGCAAATCTTTCTGTGCAAGAAGCGCAGGACAAATGAAAAAATTTCCGAAAGCTGCTGCAGATCCTAATTCGAGGTTAAGGCAGGCTAGGAGAAGATGGAAATGTTAAATGGCTGAGAAAATAGGAACAATATCTAATAGGGTTTTTATCAAAAAATTAGATCAAGCATTACAAAATGGATCTATTAGTAAAAAGGAATATGATTCTATAAAAAAGGAATATTTTGGAAAGCCAAAAATAATTCAAATGGATTTATTTGATCCAGACAAAAAGAAACAAGGAGGGCTTATGGAAGCTACAAAAAGATTAAAGGCTCAAGGCCTCAAGTCAGGAGGCAAAGCAAAAAAATCACCAAAAAAAGCTGGACCACCAGCTAAAAAAACTGGACCAAGATCACCTATCGGACCTGTGCCAAGAATGCCTAGAGGCATGACTAATCAGGAAAAATTAGACATGATTAACAAAATGAAAAAAGATCAAGGTAAAATGGTTGATGAATCACTTAAAGTAGATAACTTTGGTAATTTTTACTATGAAGTTAAAAAGGGTGGTCGAATCAAAAAATTTCCAGACCTATCTGGAGACGGTAAAGTCACAATGAAAGACATTCTTATGGGTAGAGGAGTAATAAAAAAACCAAAGAAAAAAGCCTCTGGCGGATCCATGACTCTTGAAGGCGGAAAACTAAAAGGTGTAAAAGATGCACCTGAGGAGAGACGCAAAGAAAAAATTCAAAAAATTAAAGGTTTTCTTAAAAGAAGATCCTTGTTAAATCCTATGGGTGGATCAAGAGGTGTTGCAAAAGTAGCAGGTAGACTAGCAAAAAGAGGTTACGGAAAGGCAAGGAAGTAATTATGGTTTTACCAATATTAGCAAGAGGAGCAGCATTCATGATTGGTAAAAAACTTGCTAAAGATATGGCTAAACGGAAAGGACTAGTTATAAAGAAAAAACCTAAGAAGAAAAAAGAGACACCAGCGGAAGAGCTTATAAGATTGCTTGGTATTGGCAAAAAACCTATAAAAAAAAGTAGAGGTGGCTTAGCAGGTAGATTAGCTAAGAGAGGTTACGGTAAAGCAAGAAAGTGATTAGAATATTATTCATAATTTTAATCTTATCTGTATCAATTAAAGCTTTTGCAGAAACAAATACTGTAAGCAGCACAGTTGTAACCAACAATACACCTCCTACTGCTAGCTCACCTAGTGTCGTTGTAAACAATTCTGATGTTTGTAAGACAGCGGTAGCAGGCGCCGTGCAGACCCAGATCCTTGGAATTTCGTCAGGTATTACCGTGACTGATGAAAACTGTGAAAGAATAAAATTAGCAAGATCCTTGTATGCATCAGGTATGAAAGTGGCATCTGTGTCAATATTATGTCAAGATCCACGTGTGTGGGATAGTATGACCATGGCAGGTACACCGTGTCCGTACATGGGTTCTATTGGTCAGGATGCTGAAACTGGTTGGAAAGAGAATATGGATATGATCCCTGAAGGCAGTGTAATCTATGCAAAATGGAATGATGAGATAAATCAAATAAAAGTAAAAGAAGGAGTTGAAAGCGATGGAGCAAAACTGGCGAAATTTATTATTGCTGCTATGGTTATGCACTCTGGTATCGTTACCTTCTTCCCTTAGAGCTGAGTGTCCAGTAACTGCTTCTGGCGTTTGTACACCTGGAATAGAAGAAACAATCGTAATAACAGAAACAGAATCAATAGAGTATGAAGCTGACGGTCATACTGTGACTACAACGACAACAACAGATACTACTACAGTAACAGTAACAAACGAAGATTCAGGTGATATTCTAGATGGCACTAATGGCTATGTAATCCCTAATAAAGAAGGCGATATGGATATTGACTGGGGCGGGCAAGGCCCTGCAAATATGCCATCTGGCAATAATTGTTATCAATTAGGTTCAGATAAATGTGCACAAATTACAGGTAGTGGCAACAGCACAAGTAGTATGGGGGTGCCTGGTATGGGAACCACATTTATTAATACAATAGATATATCAGAGCTTGATATAGAAAATGGTGGCCGTACAAACTACACAATAAAGGTAGACAAACGAGATCCACAAGACCGTATATACATGCACATTACAGGTCGAAATGGAAAAACAGATATATTTAGCGGCACTGATATACTATCAGAATCTGGTGTAACAAGCGGATATCAAGAATACACAGGTGGTTTTGATTTTGCAGGAACTATAACCTCCATAATTGTAGAGGTAGGAGGACGTGATATTAACCTTGCAATCGGACCACTTTTTGATGATGTTACCATTAATGTCTTATACAACGTTGTATCTACAATAGTTACACAATCAATTACATCTGTTGAAATGTGGGTAGCTTATGGTGGTAGCACAGAAACAGAAGTCATAGATATTGTAGAAAATATATTTGATCACAATGATATTGTCGTACCAGAATCACCAGGTGAGGACATGTTTTTTGAGCCAGAGTTTGATGAACCTGACATGGAGATATCTTACGAAACTGTAGAGATGGAAATGGAAATACCTAGTTTTGAGATGGAGCTACCTGAAATGGAGATAGAAATGCCTGAAGTAGAGGTAGCTGTTGTTGAAGTTGAGATGGAAATGGAGATGGAATTAGAGCTGGAAATGCCAGCACCAGAGCCAGAAATGACAGAAGAGATTGAAGTTGCTCCAGAACCAGATACAATGGAGTCAGAACC